TTAATTTTCCTCCTTTAGTCCATTTAATAAATCTGCTGTTCTCTTTATTATTTCGCCTCTTGAATGAGGTGTATCTCCAATACAATATCTATCTTTACATACTGCACTACAAAAATTATCTTCTACTATATTATCTTTAAGTTCTTTCCCACAATATTTACACTTCAAATTAATCTTCCTCCTTTAATAGATACATTATTATAAATAATCACATACTATATTAGCTACTTGTTCCTTACTAATATCTCTGCTATAAGGAATTCTAACTAATGGATATCCTTTTTCTTTACACCAGTCTTGTTTAATAAAATCACATTGCATATTGTATTTTGTAGTAAACCAATGTTTTATATCAAAGTGTTGTATACCATCTGCCTCTATAAGCAATGAGCAAGTAGGAATAAAAAAGTCAAATCTTAATGGATATTTTTTAGGAGATAAACAGTCCTCAAATGTTTTCTGATATTCAATGTTCTTAAATAAATTGCTTAAAATCTTGCCACATTTTTCTTCAAAAATACTATCAGGTTTAATATAACCTAGTTGTTCATTCAACTTAGGTACTGAAATATCATATTTATAAAATGTTCTACCTGATATATTTAACTCATCACTAATTTCATCAAAAGTTGTATGCTTATCTAAACCAATAATTAAATCAGATACCCTTTCTATAAGTTCTTCACGGGATCTTGGAACATACCCTGCGTGGTATCTATCCCTACATTCAACACTACAAAATTTACTAGATTTTTGCTTAGGGGTAAACTCTTTACCACAATATTTACATTTTATCTTTTTATTTCGTAGTATTGGTTGTTCATATCCAGCTAATTTATTTAATTCAACCACATATGCATTAAATTTGCTTAAAGTAGATGTAGATATGTTTAATTCATTCACTAATTCCCTTTGAGAAACATATCTATCCTTACCTTTAATTATTTTTAAAGATCTACTTACAAGATCCTCTCTTGTTTTAGGAATATGCTGCCTTTTAAAATCATAATAACATGTCCTACTACAGAATTTAGACACTCTATTTTTATTTTTAGGTATATATGTTTTTCCACAGTATGCACATACACAGTTCAATTTAATTTTCCCCCCTTTATTACTTCTTCTGTAGTAAACCCATATAACTGACCATTATCTTTAAATTGTATTTTTAAATATAAACCATCCTTTGGTACAATATCTATAACTTTGCCCACCCACCCAGCAAATTTTAAACTATGAGCAGGAGAGATAGTAACAATATCTCCAACTTTAATCATCTTTTTAACTCCTTTAAAGTAATTCTAGGATTGCCTGTAGACTCTATCCATGCATATTTTTTTAATTCATCTATATCTATCAAACCTTCTTCAATTAGCTGCATAAGTTTATCTTCATCTAATTCTTCTTTTACTACTTTGGATTTAATCCCTTTTGTCTCTACAAACTCTAATACTTTCTCTTTATCAAAATTAGAGGTATCTGGTATAACCATAGATACTCTTATATCTCCATAATCAACTACATCCTTTTCAAGTTTTTGCAACTCTTTAATAACTAGCCTCCTTTTTTCTTTTATCCATTTGTCATCTTCTTTTTTACGCTCATTCCTTTTAAAGTATTCTTCTATAAAATTTTGATCTACTTCTACAGCACCATTAATTTTATCTGCTAAATTTTCCACATTAACTCCTCCTTTGTTTCTGTTGTTCATCTTAAACATACGAAGATTCTATAAAAATGGATAAAAGAAAAGAGGAAGATTAATTAATCTTCCTCAATATTTTTTAACATTCATATTATTTTTTAATTTTATATCATACTTCTTATAAACTCATATGCTTTTTGAGACTTAGCCTTATCTCCACCTACTCTAGTGTCAAGCATGACCTCACTCATTGATTTTTTATTTATTATAATGTTAAATACTTTTTCATCTACAGTATTAGTACATAATAAATTATAAACTGTAACTGCATTTTTTTGACCTATCCTATGAACTCTAGAATATGCTTGGCTATAACTTGCATAATTCCAAGGATAATCTATGAATATTACATTTGATGCTGCTGTAAGTGTTAATCCTTCTTTACAAGCCTCTGTAGTACCTAAAAATATTCTACAATCTTCATCTTCTTGAAACCTATATACTTCTTTTTGACGAGGAGAAGTAGTTAGCTCTTTTAGAATAGAGTTCTTTTTTTCATTACTTATTGTGTTCCATTCATATTTATATTTTCTTTTACATTTTTGTAATGCTTCTCTTTCTGGAAGAGCATGTGAATTTATTTCCCCATGTACAATAGCAGGGTTATATTTTTTATACTTTTTAGCAATAATATCTAACATTGTTTTAAATTTAGTAAATATTATTACTTTTTCACCTGCATCCTTAATTTCCTCTAATAAATTATCTAAGACATCCAATTTTATACTCTGGTCCTTACTAGGTTCCACCCCAATTAGTTGTAGTGAATCTGTAACTTGTTGCAGTCTAGTTAATTTAGCTAGCATAGAAGGTACTTTGTGTATATCAGTTTCTGCCAATTCTTTAAGTATCCCTCTTCTGACAGCATCATATATCTTTTTCTGCTTAGATGGCATCTCTAATTTAATATTTTTAAATGTAACATCTGGTAAGTCTTTTAATTTTTCTTTTTTAGTTCTTCTTAACATATTATTTTGGATTGCAGCTCTTAACTCATCCATATTTTTATAGCCTATAACTTCCCTACCGTTATACCCTCCATAAACACAGTATCTATATTGGAAAGCCCACCATTCATCCACAATACTATTTACTTCTTGATGGTTTATTTTGCCTGGATTATATTCCATTGATTTGGGTGGTAGAGCATTGCCTAATTTTAAATAATTGAATGATTCTAATGGAGAATTAGGGAGGGGAGTAGCAGTTAGTAAATATTTATATTTAAAAGGTATATAGTGAATTCTTTGACCTAATTTACTAATAGGATTTTTAATCTTAACCGATTCATCCATTACAACACATTCCAGAGGCTTATAGTTATCTATACCAGTAACTGTTCCAATACTTATTCTATACATTTCATAGGACATTATTAAAAAAGTCCAGTCATCATTTTTATGCAGATATCTAGATATATCCATTCTTTGTTTTTGGGTTCCTGCAAATACTACTGCTTTACAGTTTGTAAATTTTTCTATCTCATCCCGCCACATGTAAAGGAGAGAAGCTTTAGCCAGTATTAAACATCTATTTAATTGTCCTAATTTCTTTTTAGCTTCGATAGCAGTAACTGTCTGCCATGTTTTGCCCAATCCCATATCATCTGCTAATATCAGGAAGTTTCTCTCTACAATAGCATTAAACCCTCTGACTTGATAATCTGCATAAGGGGCTACTTTAAATCCTTTATAGTCTATAATTTCTCCTTTATCATTATAAGTAACACTATATCCTGGAACATTAGGATATTTAGATAAATCTGTTTCTGGAATACCCCCATTAAATGGAGTAGGTTCATCTACCCAATCTATGATGAACCCACCAAGTCTTTCTTCAAATTCCTTTCTTTTATAATAAGGAATTGCCCATATATTTCTTTTATAATCATATAAAGCACCTTGTATTGAAGATATAGCGTCAAATATATATGGATTTTTTCTAAATGTTGTTTTAATCCATATATTATTGTCTTTACCTCTTATTTTCTCAGCTTTAATCAATGGCATCATCCTTTTTACTTAATTTACTTTTGTAATCTTTATTCAAATACTGTTTTAACTAATCTTCTACTTTTAGATTTAAAAAATCATCCCTACTTTTTTCCTTAATCTCGCCTACTATTGATTCTTTATGCAATTCATGAGAAAGTAGGGGTCTTCCCAATATTTCTTCGATATACTTATGAAAATCTTTAAAATCCCCCAATAATACACCTGTATATGCTGATATTATAGCTGCCTCTTTCTTACTTATCACTTTTATCATCCTTTCTTTTTAAACTACTTGTATAATCCAAGAAAAACCCCAGTTTTTCAATATATTCTCTAACAGTCATATGAAGCCTATTAGCTTCATATCTAATTTTATTATCTAATCTTTTGTCTAATTTTCCTATTATCCCACCCTCATTTGCAAGGGCTTGTAATTCCTCTATTAATTCATCTTGAGATATTTTTGAATCATATCCAACTTTAAATCCCATTTCTTTTATTACTTCTTCTGGTACACCTAATGCACATATATTATTATAGATTACAATACTGTCTTTTCTTAGCTGAGTTAAATTCACTGTATCTCCATAATAGTAGGATAAATATTTTTTTATATTGCTTATACCTCTTATAGCTATTGTATCATTTAGAATTTCTATATTTAATCTTTCTTCAAATAACTTGAAATTATCTTTAATATAGTTAAATAGTGCAGGATTACTACTTCTTAAACTTTTTAAAGATAATACATTATTTTTAATATGAGGGGATAAGAGTTTTTTATTTATCATTAGATCATTTCACCCTCTTGTTTTTAATCTTACTTGCAATCTTGTCTGAATTAGCAAGTAGCACTAAGTTTAAATATATAAATAGAGTACCCCATATAGGTCTTGTCATAATACCTAGTCCATGTAAAATTTTTGATTCCTTAATAAGACTAAACCCAGTTTTGATATCATCAATAATTAATTCTGGAATAGTAAATATCCCAAAAAAGACTAAAGGAACTACTATAAAAAATATAATAGCTCCCCAAAATAAATTATTTATTTAAATCAACCTCCTCTAGAATATCCTCTATTAATTTATCATCCACTACAGCATGTGCTCTATTTAAAGCATTATAAACTTTTACTGCATCATCAGAAAATACATAGTTAAGAATAGGCAACAGGTCTTTCTCCATTATTTTATCTTCTTCAAGTAGAGCTAGTAGAGCTATTACAATTTCATAGTCTTCATACCCATCTGAAAGTTTTTTCTTAAAATATTCTTTAATATTTTCCATGGTTATACCTCCTTTTAATTAATTATATATATGATATCATATACAGATTAATTATACAGGCATTGCCTCAAATTAGATATAGTGATCCACTGGAATTATTAGAAAATCTTTTTCCCCAACAAAATTGATTACTAAATAATAATTGTTATCCCAGAAAAATAACAAACCCCCATGTTTTTCTGCAAAATCCCTAATTTCTAAATAACACATTATATCAGAACCACAAGTTTCATCTAGTACTTCTTCTTTATAATCTAACAATGTATTAATTTTTTCATCTATTAAATCTTGATTAAGCATACTTTCCCCCCTTATATTACTTCTTGATTTACTAATTCTGTCACACCTAAACTTATACACAAAGCATTATCTAGCTCATATTTTTTACTCTCAGTTAAACACCCCACTTTGTTCTCTAATCTTGATTTATCTAATGTGCGTATTTGCTCACACATTATTATAGAAGGTTCAGGTATACCTGAATTACTTTGATTAATCTCTACATGAGTGGGTAGTTTAGCTTTATATACTGCTGTAGATATAAAAGCAACTATTACTGTAGGGCTATACTTATTTCCTATATTATTCTGTATTATGACACAATACCTATTTCCTTTTTGTTCACTTCCCACTCCTTCTCTACCAATTCTAACATAATAAATATCTCCTCTAACCATTATATCATCCTCCTCTATCAATAACAT